CATCGCAGCGCTGCCGTGGATTCGCGTTGTGATTTGGGCATTGGCCGGTGGGGTGGCGGCATGCGCAGCGATGGGGCTCTATGATCTAACCAAGAAGTTCAGACCAACACCATAGAATATCAGCCGTAAGGGGCGCACGGAATGACACCAGACCAGGTATCGAATGATCGTGTATCAGTGCGCGAGTATCTCGAGCTGCGCTTCAATGCACTAGACAAACGACTAGACGAGATCCTGCCCGATCACGAGACGCGCATCCGCACGCTGGAGAAGCGTGAACCGTGGCGCTCATTGGCCGAGGCGGGTTCGGCCCTCGTCGCCGTGGCTGCGATCGTGTTGGGCGTCAAGCAACCATAGATGGCCCGCACACTAAGGCGAGAGTGGTACGACGTACCGCGCAATGCGGATACGGTCTACCACATCGTGCCCATCGGGGATGTCCACGACGGCACGGCAGCGTGTGATGAGAAGCTACTGCAACAGGTGGTGGCCCGTATCGAGGCCGACCCGATGTGCTACTGGATCGGCATGGGCGACTATTGCGAGTTCATTAACATTCACGACAAGCGCTTTGACCCGGGCATCCTGGCCTCATGGATAGGCGTGGCCGATCTCGTGGATCTGGCAGAGGCACAGCGCGACCATTTCCTGTCCATCATCAAGCCGATCGCATCGAAATGCTTGGGCCTGGTGTGCGGGAACCACGAGGGTACGATCCTTCGCAAGTTCGAGCGCGACATTTACCGCGAGATCGTGGTCACGATCAAGGGCTGGGGCGGCTTCCCGAATGACCACGACCTGGCCTTCGGGGTGTACGGCTGGCTGCAGTTGTGCTTCTGCTTTGGTCCCGATAAGCACGCCGGCTCGACGGTCATCACCGGCAACATCCACCACGGCTTCACGGGCGGGCGCCTTGGCGGGGCCAAGGCGCTGAATATGGAGCGATGGTTGTGGACACACGATTGTGACTTTGCGTTATTCGGCCACAGCCACAACGCCGACATCTACCGGCGTGCAGTTGAGTACACCGACCGCTATGGTCACATCAAGCAACAGGTGCGCCTTGGGGGATATGCGGGCACCTTCATGCGCACCGTGAACGACGGTGGACCGCCGACCTATACGGAATGGAAGGGCTACCTGCCGCAGCCGATTGGTGGCATTGAGCTAGAGCTGCGGCCCGGGCTGCAGAAGGGCCAGCAGATGGTGAGGATGACGTTATGAGGAGGAGGAATGTCAGACCTTAGTTCGTATGACATCAGGCATGAGTTGTGGCGCGAGTACGAATGGATTGATCCAGACACGGGCAACACTCGTGTCTATCGCATTCCCAATCCGAAGACGCTCTATTTGCGTCCTGGCGGTTCAACCCATCGCGTGCTAGACACGGATGGCATTGCTCACTGTATTCCGAGTGTGGGCCGCTTTGGTTGTGTGATGCGCTGGAAAAATCCGCCCGAATGTGAGCCGGTGAAGTTCTGAAATCGACTATCAAGGGGGCCAGAGGTGAGGATGACATTGTGAGGAGGAGCAATGAACGTAGACACGAACCACCTGGTGGCGCTCCAGGATAGGGCGAGGGATCTTCTTCGCGCACAGGACTATGAGCAGCTTCCAGATGAGCTGGAACCGGCAGCGAGGGCAGTACTCCGGGGCCGGAACGAGGCATATGTGAGCCGCACTTCTGGTGGCAAGCTCTCGAAATATGCAGCCAAGCGGCGCAAGGAGAAACGAAAGCAGGCGCGGGTTGCACGCAAGCGCAACCGAAGATGACGTTATAGGGGGTTCAGTGACGGATGTCGCCCGGCAGGGAGTAGTGGGTGGGCAAGAGGCGACTTAGCGTGCGCGTTGGCCGGGCGCCATCCGTTGTGGAGGGTGAGATGATCGCAGCATTGCTTTGCGGGCTGATGTTCGGCGCGCTGGCCTATCGTGCGTGGTGGATCAAGCCGCGAACGCTGAAGGCAGAGTTTGAGGCGTGGGAAGACCCGGCGCACTATGGCAAGGGCTGGGGCCCGGACCCGTATAGCGTACTCGGGATGCCCACTACCCTTGGCACCCTTGGCACCCTTGGCACCCTTGGGACGCTGCTGCAAGGGCCAGACGTGACGGTTGTCGACCCAACCCGTCGGATTGGGCCATACGGGACATATTGCACTGGCGCCGATTTGGACTTCTAAGGCATGTCGCGCACCAGCGTGGCATCCATCATCTCTCCTCCTTTTTGATGCGTGGGTGGCGGGGACGGGTGGGCTCCTGAACCGCCCCCACGCGGAGGGAAATCGTAGTGGGGCTAGGGTAGCACCCGAAAAGCGGAATCCGCACCGCCTGCCCCACTTTGAAAATGCGGAGTCACGGGCGGAGGTGACAAGTGGAACAGCAAGCAGTGCTCATTGACAATCGAACAGGCGAGATCGTGGCAGCAGATGACGCATGGGAACGGCATCGTCGCATCGTTGGCTTACGGAACCAAGCAGAAGAGACGTTCCTGGCGCTTGGCGAGGAGCTGTATTGGTTCGAGGCAGAGAAGCAGTACAAGACGATGGGCTACGAGACATTTGAAGCGTACCTTGCCGATCCAGAAGTTGACATCGGGCGCGCCACGGCCTTCCGGCTCAAGGAGGTCTACGGGAAATACTGCCTTGATCTAAAAGTATCCCAGGGGATACTTTTACCAGCGGGGTATAGGAAACTGTATATGGTCAAGCCCTATGTCACGCCCGAGAACGTGGACGAATGGGTGGATAGAGCAGCAGCACTTTCGCGCTCTGACCTGAAGGCAGAGATCGCCGAGGCATTCCCGCCGCCTAAGTCGCCACCGCTGCCAGAGGGCAAGTACGCAGTCATCTACGCTGACCCACCGTGGAGCTATGACAACAGCGGGTTTGACCAGAGCGCGGCGAGCATCTACCCGACGATGACCGTGGAGGAGATCGCCGATCTTCCAGTAGGGGACTTGGCAGGCGATGAGTGCGTGTTGCTGTTGTGGGCCACGTCGCCACTGCTGCCCGAAGCCTTCGGGGTGATGGAGGCATGGGGCTTTGAGTACAAGGCAAGCCGCGTCTGGATCAAGAACCGGGCACCGGGCATCGGCTGGTTCGTCAACACGCGGCATGAGTTCCTGCTCATTGGGGTGAGGGGGCAGGGACACCCAAAGGAGAAACTGGACAGCGTGATCGAGGCGCCAGTCACGCGACACAGCGCCAAGCCCAAGCTGCTTTATGATGAGATCGAGTGGTGTTACGACGGGCCATACATTGAGCTGTTTGCACGCAACGAGCGCAAGGGGTGGGAGTGCTGGGGGAATGAAGTATAAGTACGACCTTGGGAAACTGAGCGTCACACTCGATACGGAGATGTCGTTCGCTGACGGCGATACCAAGCGATGGGTGTCTGTTGAGTTCCCTGATGGCACCATGTGGGTGCCTGCATTTCGGGATCTGTTTTATCTGAACCAGCTCATCGCATGGTGTGAAGACATGAAATATGCCAATGGTCGTGGACGCGGCCGCTTTTATATGCGCGATTTCCTGAAAGATACCGTGGAGCAATTACGGCCAGGGGAAACGCCTGAAGAGCGATGGCAAGAACTGGTGGAAAAGTACGACATTCCGCAACGGACAGGCGATAGCGCGGCCTGATAGCAGGATAGGATCAGTGACTCCAAGGAAGGACAACGGACAATTCGCCAAGGGACACTCGGGCAACCCGAACGGTCGTCCCAAGCGCAGCACAGAAGAGAAGTACCTCACTGCGCTCTCTCGCCACGTCACGCTGAAGGACTGGGCGAAGATCGTGGACACGGCAGTGGCCCGTGCCAAGGCCGGCGACTCTACCGCCCGCCAGTGGCTGAGCGACTACCTGATGGGGAAGCCCGTGCAGCGCAGTGAGATCAGCGGCCCAGGCGGTGGCCCTATCGTCGTAGTAAATTGGGATGACGGTGGAGATACGGATTGAGGCCCATCCGCATGCGGGGCAGGCAGAGGTCCACGCGCATCCGGCGCGGTTCAAAACCCTTGCTGCAGGCCGGCGCTGGGGGAAGACACGTCTCGGCGTCAACGAATGTCTTGACGTGGCAGCGCAGGGCGGGCGCGCCTGGTGGGTGGCCCCCAGTTACAAGATGAGTGAAGTTGGCTGGCGGCCCATCCATCGCATGGGCGTTCGTATCGGGGCCGACATCGGCAAGGTGGACCGCCAGGTGACGCTGCCCGGCGGCGGTTGGGTGCAGGTGCGCAGCGCCGACAATCCCGACAGCCTGCGCGGTGAAGGGCTCGATTTTGTCGTGTTCGACGAGTGCGCGTTCATGCAGGAGGCAGCGTGGATAGACGCAGTTCGCCCGGCGCTATCCGACCGACAGGGCCGGGCCCTGTTTATCTCGACGCCCAAGGGCCACAACTGGTTCTGGCGCAACTGGCTGCGTGGGCAGGACGACGGTGAGGGCGAATGGCAAAGTTGGCGCTTCCCGACCTCCACCAACCCGTACATCGAACCATCGGAGATCGAGGCGGCGCGCAAGCAGCTGCCGCAGCGCACCTTCGAGCAAGAGTACCTGGCCGAGTTCATCGACGATGCTGGTGCGGTGTTTCGCAACATCCGGGCGTGTGTGGCACAGGGGCCGGCCAAGCCCAGCACCAGTCACCATTATGTGATGGGCGTGGACTGGGCGCAGAGCTACGACTTTACGGTGCTGACCGTCATCGAGCGCGAGACGCGGCGCGTGTGCGCCATTGACCGCTTCAATCAAATCGGCTGGGAGGTGCAGCGCGGGCGCCTGCAGGCCCTGGCGCGGCAGTGGCAAGTGTGCGACATTCTGGCTGAGGAGAACAGCATCGGCGGCCCGAACATCGAGCAGCTACAGAGTGAAGGTCTGCCCGTCAAGGGCTTTACGACCACGGCGCAGACCAAGCAGGACATCATCGTGGCCCTGCAGCTGGCCTTCGAGCGCAGCGAGATTGGCATCCCGGACGATGAGATGCTGATGGGTGAGCTCCAGGCATTCGAGGCCACGCGGCTCCCGTCCGGGCGCTGGCGCTACGAGGCGCCGGAAGGGATGCACGACGACTGTGTGATTTCGCTGGCCCTGGCCTGGGAGGCGGCGAACCGCCCATCGAACATCCAGATCGTGCGCAGCGCGGCCAGTCTCTATGGCAGCCGGGAGCGACCAGTGAGAGGACTATATGGCGGCAGACGCTAACCGAAACATTATCGGACGATTCCTTGACCGCGTGCTGCCGGTACGCGAGCTGATCGGGCGCTATGTGGTCGGCAACGCACAGACGACGCTCTACAAGAGCCGGGCTTACGTCAAGACGACAGATGAGACGCGGCCCGACTACGAGTTCTGGGACCGCCTGCGCCGGGGCAAGGCGAAGGGCTACACGCTCGGCGGGCTGTTCAGCAAGCGTATCGAGAACATCTTTGCTACCTGGACGCTGGGTCAGGGCATCGAGATCGAGCTAGAGGAATCCGGCGACCCGGATAACGACGCCGACCCGCGCAATTACACAGATGAGCAGATCGGGCGCTTCCTGACATTGAACGCTTCGACGCTCATGCGTGTGTTCCGTGACAAGCTGGGCCTGGGCGACCAGTACATCATCGTCAACGCGGACGGGACACTATCGGTGCCGTCGCCGGATACGGTGACGCCAACGTGGGATGAGATGGACTATCGCGTTGTGCTGAGCTATGCGGTCGAGACGCGGGGCGGCGGGCAGACGATCATTGATGAGTACCGGGCCGACGGGCGCACGGTGACGGTCAAAAAGGGCGCGCAGGTCGTCAGTGAGGAGCAGTTCGCCAACCTCATCGGGCGCATCCCGGTCATCCACATCGCCAACGAGCGCAGCGCCAATGAGACGTATGGACACCCGATTCACGAGGAACTGCGCCCACTATACGACCAGTACGACGATCTCATCTTCAAGCAGCTCGACGGCGCCAAGTTGCTGGGCAACCCGCTGCTGGCCTTTGTCGGGATGGAGGACATCGACGCGGTCGTCAATGCCAACAAGCCGGCAGAGGACGACACCTATACCGACAAGGATGCCAACACCGAGACGCGCTACCAGATGAACATCGACCAGAACGCCGTGCTGCTGGTGGGCAAGGGTGGCGATGCCAAGTTTGTCGCGCCGCCCGTCGGCTTCACCGAGGACACCAAGACCGCGCTCAAGTCCTTGTTCCTGCTGCTGCTCGACCACACCGGCATTCCCGAGTTCATCTGGGGCGGGGAGATTTCGAGTGGGCGCTCGTCTACCGAAGTGCAGATGGACCAGTGGGTGCGCGACATCACGGGCCGGCAGGTGGATAACGAGGACTGGCTACGCGAGCTGGTCGAGATATGGCTGGCGATGGCAGCGCTCACCGATGCGCGACTGGTAATGGACGACCTGGCGGTGAGTTGGCCCGAGGTCGTCCCGCAAGCGGTGGAGTTACTACTGCAGCAGCTGCAGTTCGCCAAGGACAACGAACTCATCACGGACAAGACGGCGCTGACGCTGCTCGACATCGTGCCGGATCCGGAGAAGGAAGTGGAAGACGCTACTGCCGAGGCCGACGCGCGTCGGGAAAAGATGTTCCCAGAGGGCGACACACTGGGCTTTCAGCAGGGCATAGGAGAAGCACAGCGGCAGGAAGAGGCCGCAGGGGAGTAAGTAGACAATGGCTAGAGTCATCATCAGCGACAGCAACGAGCAGGAGCTTTTCACGGCGACCAATCCCGGCACGGTCGAGATGGCGGCGGGGGCGGCAGCCATTGGTACTGTCACGCTTGGAGCGGGTACGGCGGCCATTGGTACTGTCGCGCTTGGGGCAGGCACGGCAGCCATAGGCAAGTTGGCGGCCAACGATGGCGTGGACATCGGCAATGTGGACGTGGCATCCATCGCAGCCGGCGAGAACCACATCGGTGAGATAGGCGGGCCGCATTCCGTGGTGAGCGACACGTTCGCGCGACCTGCGGATACCACAGGATACACCGCCAAGGATGTCTGTGGCAACACCGGCGCTGCGGCCAACCTCACCTTCACGAACATTGCGCGGGTCAACGGCGGCTCGGGCATCATCTGCAAGGCGCGGCTGATGTCGGACAACAAGGCGCTGGTGGGGCGGTATCGGCTCCATCTGTTCAACGTGGCGCCGACGCCGATCGCCGACAACTCCCCGTATCTGTTGCTGTGGGCGAACCGGGCGGCGCGCATCGGGCAGATTGACTTCGACGCGATGACCACGGAGGACTCGACCAACAGCACGGCGAGTGTCAGCCAGAACGTGGCAGTCCGCCTGCCCTACACCTGCGCTGCCGGAAGCCGTACGCTGAGCGGTATTCTGGAAACGTTGGATGCGTACACACCCGTGGCAAGCACGAACATGTACGTCGAACTCGAGTCGGAGAATAACTAGGATGCCATATCCTAAACGGAGGGCCTTTCTGCTGGATGGTGGCTTTAGGCCTGCCTACGACCCCTTCGCTGCCTCCATCGTCCACGCCTACGAACCGGCGCGGCGGGTGCTGAGCAGTTACACCGGCCCCCTGAGGCGCTTGCGTCGAGCCAGCGACAATGCGGAGGCTGCCTTCGGCTATCTGGCTAATGGCGACCTAGACACGGCGGCTATCGCGGCGTGGGCGGGCGGGGCCAGCTACGACGTCACCGTCTACGACCAAAAGGGCGGCGACAATGTAACGCAGGCCACGGCAGCCAAACAACCGCTCTACGTGGCGAACGCACGCAATGGCCATGCGGGGATGACGTTCGATGGTGCGAATGACTGGCTGGGCGGTGCATACACCACGGGCGGAGCGCTGAGTCAGCCATTTAACATATTCGCCGTGGCGCAACTCGATGCCACTGCGGTGGATGATGGCCTTCAGCGGCAGATCTCCGATGGTGACGATGTTACCAATCGGGCCGCGCTGTATCAATCTCCGGCAGTAGGAGCAGACAACTGGGCGATATACGGGGGAGGAGCGCCGCTCATTTTCGGCACATCCGATAGCATTTGGAGCATCTGGGCCGTACTGTTCAATGGTGCCAGCAGCCAAGTCTGGAGAAATGGCACATCGATGGCATCCGGGAATGCGGGAGCCCTGAACCCAGATGGCCTGGCGATAGGAGCTCAATACGACGGTCTCGCCACCTGGTGGAAAGGGCCTATCGTCTCGCTCATCATCGTCGATCCATCGCTGACGGATGCGGAGCGAGTCACGATGCAAGCAGCAATGAACAGCTACTGGGGAGTGTTCTAGGATGCAATATCTACCGCTCACTACTGGGCAATGCGCCGCAGATCGCAGCCGCCTGGAGGCGCAGCAACGCGCCACCGGGCTGCAGCCAGGGGACATAACACGGTACTGGCATGGCTGGGTCACGCACCCGCTGACCAGGCAGGAGGCGCTTGTCATCAGCGGTGAAGACGACGCGGAGTTCTTCAGTCAGGCAGAACGGGACGCACTGCTGACGGAAGCGCAGGCAGAGGCCGCCGACTGGTTCTTGGCCTTTGAGGAGGACGTGTAATGGCATTCGAGATACAGGACGTGCTGACGCCGACCAGCATTGGGAGGGTCGACCATTTTTTGGACGACTTGGACGGCACCGCTGGCAAGCGGGCGCTCCAGTACAACCTGGAGATATTGGATCAGTTCGGCGATGTGATGCGGGTGCGGTCGGGTGATGAGGTGCCACACCTGACAGCGCAGCAGATCGCGCAGCTCCAGGCGTTCATGGATAGCAGACGCACCGCGCTACTCGGCGACCTGGGCTTCCCTACCGGGCACCGTGTAGGGCGTTGCACGTGGCGCTTCCGCGATGGGGACGGCACAAACCCAAGCCGCAGCCTGCATGCACGCGTGATCGAGCTGGACGCGGGCGGGCAGTTTGTGCAGCGCCACCAGTTCAACGACCAGCCGAACCTATCGCAAGCGCAGATCGACGCGGCCCTTGCGTTTCTGGACGTTCAGCGGGCAAAGGCGATAGCGGAGATTCTGCCGTAGTTCACCTAATCAGACATAGATGCAAGAAAGAGGATAAATGGCTCGCAGCTACCGCAGCAGGCACCTGGCCGTAATGCGCGACAACGAGCGGCGCATGTCGGCACTGTTCGCCGGACTGGCATCCTATGCCAGCGGGCAGGTGCTACGTGCAGCAGACGCAGATGGCATCATACCACGGGCGCGAACCTATGAGTTGCAGCGCGATATCGGCGACCACGTGATGCGCCTCTTTGTGGCGCGCGATCGGGCAGGGCAGTTCTCGCCTTACCAGGTACTGGCCAACGGGACAGTGTTCCCGACATCGCCATACATGCGGGCACTGTGGGCCAGCATCGGTGCGGCGATGCGCATCCAGGTCGAGCAGCAAGCGGCGATGATGGAGCGCTACCTACCAGGGGACATCAAGGGGATGCTGCGCGGCGGCGTGGTGCGCGAGCAGGGTACGGTGTTCACGCCTAACCCGCTGGCCGGCTATGACCCGCCTCATCTATGGGTGGATCCTAATGGCTACACCCTGAGCGATCGCATCTGGTCCACGGCAGGCACGACGCGGCGCAAGGTCGACGCGATGCTCGAGGACGGCATACGCAAGGGGCGGGCCTCGCGGGATATGGCGAAGGACTTGGAGCGCTTCCTGGCCCCGGGCCGGCAGCTGGTGCGCACCAAGGCACCCTATGGCACCGATGCCAGTTACGACGCGATGCGGCTGGCACGCACGGAGATTAGCAGGGCGGCGGCACAGGCACACGAAACGGCGGCTCGGGCCAATCCGTTCGTGGAGAAGCTGCGCTGGAAACTGTCGCCACAGCACCCGCGCACCGATATCTGCGACAACTATGCCGACAAGGAGTACAGCTTTGATGAGTTTCCAACGCAGCCGGCACACCCACACTGCATGTGCTACCAGGAGAATGTGATGGTGGAGAACCGGCGCGAGATATTGGACAGCTATCGCGACGAGATCCGCGCGGCACGACGGGCGGCGCAACCTATCACTACGCCGCTACTGGTCGACCAATTCATCGAACAGTTGATGAGGGGCGCGATCGTCACACGGGCGCTGGGGATGGTAGTGTGATGGATCCTATCGGTGTGGGCATCATCAGCTTCGACCGTCCGCAGTATCTGGGCCAACTGTTGGCATCCCTGGAGGCACAACGCGATGCGCCGCCCATCGAGTACCATCTGTTCCAAGATGGCGCCGTGAATCGCTACAGTGGGCGGACGGTGGGCGATGCGGGGCGCATACAGGAGGCGACCGCGCTGTTTCTGGATGCCCGTCTGGGGCCTGGCAACGTGACGCACATTCGCGCGGATAACGTAGGTATCGGCATCAATCAATTCGAGGCATATGAGCTAATGGTTGCCAACTATCAGCGCATCGTGATGCTGGAGGATGACGTGGTGCTCTCACCCTATTGGGGGCGATTGCTGCCGATGCTGTTTGATGGGCTGGAGCAGCGCCCGGATGTGTTCGGCTTCAGCACCGGCTTCAAGCGCCGATGCGCACCCCAAGACATCGAGGCCAATCTGGACCGCGTGGCGACGATACACTCGCACTGGTGGATGGTGGCATTCACCCCGGAGCGATGGGCGTGCATCCGGCCACACTATCTGCGCTATTATGAGCTGATCCGAGAATGCGACTATGGGCACATTCCGCACACGCAGATCCACGAGCTATTCCAGGCGGTGGGCTGCGGCTGCCACGCCAGCAGCCAGGACGCGGGCAAAGATATGGCCGTGCATCTGGCCGGGATGTGCCGGGCGCTGCCGATCGTGAATCGGGGCATCAGCATCGGACGTGAGGGCGTGCATTTCAATCCCTACGTCTTCGAGCGATTGGGCTTTGAGGATCAGGAGCCCTATGTGTTTGAGAGCGATGCCACGCGCACAGCATTTGAATGGGTCAAGGAGCAAGTGCGCTCATGAACATTGTCCTGATATCTGGCCAGCTCCACAAGCACAACGGCGGCACGAAACTTTACAATCTATTGGTCAAGCTGCTGAGAGAACACGGCTACGATGCGTACATTGCGACGCGCGATGGCAGCTATGCGAGGTGGCTCGTGGAGCACCAGCCGGTCATCAGCTATAAGCGCGTCGAGGAGCTGGGAGACGCCAAGGTCATGACGGGATGGCTTGCCACGGAAGGTCTGGATGCGGTAACGCGGGGGCGGCATTTCTACTACTTCGATGCTGAACTCAAATGGACGCTGGAGTTCAGGAAGACGCTGGACCGCTATCTTGCTACAGACATGATCGCGGGCATCGCCACCCAATCTCGCTATATCCAGGCTTGGTACATGGCGAACTATGGGATAACTCCCACGCTCATCAATGAATGGTCCGATACAAACATTTTCTACCCAGACGACGAGAAACGAGTGGAAGGGCGCATTGGCTGCATGATAGACGGTGAGGGCGCGGCCGCGATGCATGAACGGCTCGTGGGCGAGTTCCCCGGTCACGTCGTGTCCATCTTGGGCGACGAGCAGCAGGTGGCGGACGCGATGCGTATGGTGGACATTTTCGTCGGCCTCAACCCCGGCAAGCATTCGCTGTGGGGAGAGGGTTGCCCGAGAACGCAGCACGAGGCCATACACTGCGGCTGTGTGCTGGTGGCGTTCGACGTGCTTGGCAACAGGGAATATCTGTATGACGGGTGGACAGGCGTCATGGTGGGGCGCGGCGATAGGGACGGATTGGTCGCAGCGGTCCAGTGCCTCCTGAGCGACAAAGATGAGAAGGGGAGGTTGAGGCAGAGCGGAACGGCGCTCGCCAAGGCCCTGTTCAGCGATA